GTCAAATTTGACGTGTTCCACCGCGTAGACCGCCAGCGGTAGCGCGGTATCGCCTGGCGCCGCGTCCAAAAACACGCGCGACGTGTAGAGCGCCATAAACCCCGTGCCGCCCGTTGACGTGTTTAACTTTGTCCGCAGCGCCGTCAACATTGCGTTACTCAATTGCCGCCCCCTAACGCGCGGCGTAGCGCCGTTACCATCGTTGGTTCGAATAGGTCGCGAATCGCGTTTAACGTCGGCGCAATGTAGGGGCGCGGTTTCACGTTGCCGTAGCCCGTATCAATCAGCGCGTACCGCAACACCGACCCGTAGCGTAAACCGTAGTACCCTGGTTTTTGCATAACGACCACGGCCGCGCGTTTTTCGGTTCCCGCCACGCCGCGCGCGGCGTTGTTGCCCACCGACCACGAACGCCGCAGCGTGCCCGTATCAGGTGCTGGCGGTCGGCCTGGCGACGACGCGTAGTGGTAACCAGCCTCGCGAAAATTGCGGGCCTTTCGTTTGCGTTTGGGTTGGGCTACGCGATAAATTCGCCCCGACCCTTTAACCGATAGTTGTTCGCGCATTGCGCGCCCGACAATCAGCAAATACGCGCCGACGCCCTCCGCGGCGGCGGCCTGAATTTTGGGTAGCAAATTGGGGTTTGGTTTGTAGCCCATTAGACGGGTGCGCTAACGTTGATTGTTTCGCCAGGCACTAAATCCGCGTCAACGATGGTATGGCAATTAGCCGCGCCGCCTGGTCGTAGGATTGGAACACGCACGCCGCGCACCCAATACGTTTCACTGGTTCCCGTCAACCGCAACACGTCGTCGGTTTTGATGTCCTCGACTAGGCCGCTAATTAAAAATCGGGTTGAAACCCGCATATTCGCGCGGCCGCTAAATGGCGAATCAGACGCCGACGCTGGTTGCACGAACGCCCGCGTAGCCGCGCCGTCGGGGCGCACCAACGCGTCGTAGGTTCGTTGCATCGCACCGTTGTCGCGTGCCACGGTGGTCGGTCGTAGGACGTCTACCGACACGCCGTGCATTGCAATCAACGTTAGCACCGACATCAGCGAACCCGCCGATACGGATTTAGTAGCCGCAACGCCGTGGCGTCGGTGGCGTCGGGCGCCGTAACCGTTGCGGAATAGTCGCCAAACGATTCGGACGCTAGCCCCGTGTCGCGCTGGCGTTCGTTGAACATGCGCGCGGCTATCATTAGAAACGCTTGCACGATGTCGTAGGGCACGGTTGCCCACCCGCCGTCATAGTCCACGAATACGGATATTTCGCCATGCGGCCAGTAGCCGCGGTCGCAATCGTCGTCGTATCCGCTACCCGCCAAATGCAATATGCCGCGGGGCAAATCGCCAGTAACGTCGGTTTGCGCGTTGTCGGTAAACGTTAATTGGGCTGGCGCGTTGCGAATGTCGCGGCCCACCACGCGATTAATACGCCGCGACCCGCAGTTTTTTGCAACGGTCGCGCTAAACCCCGTCGTACCGTTAATCGTGGCCGCCAGCGCCGTAGACGTTTTCGCCGCACTAAACAAGATTACGGTTTGCGTTTCGGTGCCGTCCGATTGCATACGGGTTAGCACCAATTTGGATTCGCCGACCGAAACCGTGTTGGTAATGTCGGTGCCTACCGTTGCGTCAATCTGCAAACACGGCGCCGAACCAAACCCAACAAAATGCACATGCGAAATCGGCGACGCGCGCAGCACCAACGACCCGTCGCCGCGTGCGGTTGTCCATTCGTACAAACGGCGCTCTACTACGATTCGGTCTAGGTAGGTTTCTACCGCATGCGTGGCACGGTCTATGCATGTTTCCAATACCGTGTCGTTGGTAACGACGCTTATGCCCATATAGGCTTTTAGTGCGGCTAGCGTGGAAATGGCGTAGGTATCGATTGCCATAGGGTTGGTTTGTTCATCGGCACGGAGGGCGCCCGCGTTTGGCGCGTGGCGCGTCCGCGGCGGCTGGTAGGGTAGTCAATGGTTCCACCGACACGGACGCCGTAGCGGGCATTGTGGCGGGAATTTGGCGCGGCGGAATGTCTACTACCAATTCAAACACGCCACGCGCCACCATAGCGGCAACGTGGCGACGATCCACCGCGACAACGGCGCCGCGGCGGTGGCCCGACCACGGTTGCAGAATTACGACAACGGCGGTAGCGGGTGTGTCCATGATGGGCGGCCTTTCGCGTGATAGTCGGGCATAAACTGATGCACGCATTCTAATTCGGCGCCTGGCCAGGTGGCGACCATTTGCAAATGGCCTACGCGAACCTGCGGCGTGGTCGAAATCTTCCACCCCGCCGCGGCCGCGTGTTTCCAAAAATACACGTCGTCGTCTACGCGATCCAAACCCCATTCGCCGTTTGCGCCAGGCAAACCAATAAACCACGGCATAGGCAATTTGGCTAACGATTCGCACCGAATAAGGGTTAGCCCGAAATGTCCGTGTAGGCATGGCCAGTGCGGTTCCGCCAACCGCGCTATTGGCAATTCGCGCACGGGGTTACCCGTGCCGTCGTCAATACGCGCCAACACTTCGCCGCGGTCGCGTCCAATTTGCAACGGGCAAACCGCGTCTAGTTCGTAGGTGTCGGCAATGAACCGCAGCGCCGTTACGTCGTGGGCGTCGAAAATCGTATCGTAGTCCACCGCTAAGACGTATTTATGTTTGCCACCGCGGACAATGTCCGACCAAAGGCGTTGCAAACACTGGCCCCAAAATACGCCAGTAGCCCGAACAAACGGGATACCCAACGGACCAAACGCGGAAAAACACGCGTTCATATTTTCGGTCCACGCCAGCCGCGGCATCGACATCACCGCATGCACGTCGGGCATTGGCACCACTTGGAATCGGCGACCGCCGCTACGTTTGACCGCGCGCACGTTCAGCGATACGGGCAACGCGGAACACGAACCGACATCGCCTGGCCAGGTGCCGACAACGTCAAACCCGCATTCGGCTAGCGCCGCGTCTAATTTGCCGCGGTTGAATATCGCTAGATGGCGGTCGTAGGCGTCGGTTTGTCCGCCTAGCAAATAGCCCTCAATGTTCGACCCGTCGCCGTTCACATAACTGGCCACGATTTTGTCGAAATCGGGCACGGCCAAAAGCAATTCGCCGCCGACGCGCAGCGCGCGCGACCATTCGCGTAGGGTCGCAATCGTTTCGCGGTACGGGATATGTTCCAACACATGCGACGCCTTAATGGCGTCCACGGAACCGTCGGCAATGCCGACCAATTCGCGCGCGTCGTGGCCGTCCTGAATATCCCACGGCGTCCAACCGTCGGCTAGTTTCGTGCCGCAACCAATGTCGATTTTTAGGGGTTCCATAAAGACAGACGGGCGCCGTATGGCGCCCGTCTGCGGAAATCGCTAGGCCCTTAGCCTAACGCGGATTTGTCGAGAAATCAACCAGGAACCGTAACCGACATCGACGCGGCCAAATCAGTAGCAGAGTTAATGCCCTGCGTTGGTCGCCCCAAATCGCACACGGCTAGCACGATATGCGTGGTTACTCCGCCTGGCGTAACGGACAATCGCAAATAACGCTTAAGGCCAACGGTCGAAACGTCAAAGACACACATTGGATTTGTAGACGTTGCCGAATTTGCCACTAGGGTGAAATCGGTACCGCCCGTTGCGTTGCATGTAACAAAATTGGTTGCGTCCGTAGTGTCCGCCTGTTCTACCTTTAGCACCGTTGGAATGCTAGTAGTAGATTGAAATACGGAAATGCGGGCAAAATCAAACAGGCGCGTATCAACCGACGCGGTGGCGGTGGCGCTAGTGGCTAGCGCCACGTTGCTAATCAGCAAAATGGTTTTTGTGTTGGCGTTTTGAATCATGTTTAAAACCTTTCTTGTTTAGCGGGTCAACATGACCACGGCGCCAGCCGTCGTAGTGTCGCCGACGGAATGGCAATTAATGTCCACGCGTTGGGTGCCGCGGATAACGATTTCGTCCTGTTCGAACGCGTTCAGCGCCGAATCGGACGTGCGAATGGTCACTGCGCGACGGTCGCCAAATGCGCAACCCATAGCCAGATCGCCAGCGTAGGCAATTGGCACGCCGTCCGTGCCCGTGCCCGTAACGCCCGAAACGGCTTGGCTAAACACGACGGGGTAGCCAAAAAACCGTGGCGACGCGCCGTTGGCAAAATCAAGCGCAGTTGCGCCGCCCGCCGCCATCGTGAACCGTTCAAACACCGCGTGGAATACTGATTTGTTGCAGTAAATTTTGGTGTTTGGGGTGGCCGCGTAGGCGGGAAGCAAGGACAACCAACTATGCACGGTTGCAATTGAAATGCCCGACAGGGCTGCGGTGCTAATTCCCGAATCAGCGGTACCCGCAGTGCCCACCGCGTTGGCCAAACCGACCACGCCGCCGTAGGTGCTAGTACCGTCTCCGTTGAATCCTGCTTCGTCCTCGCGTTTAGCGAATTCGTAGGCGATTTCGCGCGCCAGGTCGTCGCCAATATTGGCAATCGAATCTTCGTTCAGTTCGGTGCTAGTGGTGGTAATGGCCATAAGTTTCTTGGCCACTAGTTGCACGTTGTCGAACGTTTGCGTCGATTCGGTGCCCGCCTTTGTTTCGCCAACCCAATACGACGTCAGGGTACCCGTGCGACGCGGCACAAACAGGGTATCGCGTCCCATAGGGTAGATGCGTGCGTTTTGGCGAAACACGCCGAACTGTTCGCGCAACGTAATCAATGCCGATTCGAATTCATCGGGCACCAAAAAACCGCCGTTAGCGTTGTTACCCTCTGAATGCGCTTTAATTGACATGCCGTTTTTGTTGCAGAAATCAATCGATTTCTGATTACCGCACGCCGCGTAAATGAACCGACCAAATCGGTACGCCTCGCGTGCGGTGCCAAACGATTTGAGGCCGCGATACATTGGGATTTTGTCGTCGTCGCCAGCGGTCACAATGGCACGGCGAACGGGCATTGAATTATCTTCAATAGCCGCGCGAATTTCCGCGCGCACGGATTTGGCGATCAGGTCGGCCGCGGCCTTTGTGTCGGTTGCGTCGGCGCTAGCCTCTACTGGCGCCGATTCCGCCATAGTCGGCGAAATTACGACATCGATGGTAGCGGGGTCGATTGGCATGCCGTCCGCGTCAACGATAACGCAATCGGCAAAAATCACGGCCTTTGTGTGCGCAACGCCACGCGCGCCCGATTGCGCAGCGGCGTTAGTCAACGCCGTTTTGAAATGTTCGATAGTGATGGATTTCATAGTAGTACTCCGCGCCCCTGATAGTTCTAGACGCGTTTCTAGGCGCAATGCCGCCAACAACGTCGCACTACTTTAGAGCGCCACGGGCGCGCGCGATTTCGCGTGCGACAATGGTTGGTACGTCCATCGGCAAATTAGTCTTAACGCGAGCGCCCGCCCACGGCGTCGATGGCATAGGAACGACTACCGTATGGCGCGTTGGCGTTCGGTAATCCAACCAGCGCGCAACGTCGGAACCCGATAGCAACCCTTTGCGCACCGCGCTAATCAACGCCGCGGGGTTTGCTTGCATCGGCGCTACGGATACTTCCATAAGTTTCCATTTGCTGTAGACGGTGTCTACGTTGCCGCCGTAACGTTTACGGTCGTCGGCCGTTGCGCGGCGCGTGCCGCCTTCCTCCGCGCTGTACCCAATAGACACCCCGCGTACAATGCCCTGGCCAACCAACGCCGACACAAAATCGGGAAAAAATTGGCCCTCAAAATCGTCGGGGCGTTTGGCGAATTCAAATTCGCCCACGATGCCATTGGTTTCGCGCGTAAGTTTGACGCATTTGCCCACGGGCAAATTGTAGTCGTGGTTCCAAAATAGTACGGGGTTGGTTTCGTATTCCGCGGCGTTCATGCCCTGCGGTATTACTACTTCGTTGTCGCGGTCAATTGCCGCGGTGGTAATGGTTGCGGTAAATCCGCCCGCAGTAGAATGGAATTTGGCGCCAAGTGTTTTTCGTTTCATCGCTTGTTACTCGCTGCAATGCGGCGTTCGGCCTCCGCGGCAATGTTTTCGTAATCGTCTACTAGGGTTGGTTGCATCGCGCATCGGCAATTTGGGTGCAGGGGCGGCCCGTCGACGTTTGCATAATCCAATTTAAGGCGGCCACCGTCGGCCCCCGCCAGGGTAGAACCCTTGCCAAAAAACGAATCATCTAACGGCACGCCGTCGGTGCCGTATTTGGCCGCGGCGGCCTCACAAAATTCGCACGGGTCGGGTGCAAGTAGCCATCGTTTCGCTTTCACTAGCCCCGTGGATTTCCACGCGTCCGATTCGGCGGTCACTGCGGCCCGTGCCGCCTCTGTACGCGCAATCATCGTTGCACGGGCACGCGTAGCGCGCACGTCGTCGCCCTCGCCTACGGCCCAATCTTGCACGCGTGTAGCCAACTGGCCGACGTTGTCGCCAGCGGTCAATCCGTCGCCAAACATGTCGCGTAGACGGGTTGCCGTGTGCGTGTTAATTGCGTCGGCGGCGCGGGTCGCCAGGCGAACCGATGCACGTTCGACATACGCCGACAATTCAGCCGACGACCAACCCAAATTCGCCACCGCGGTGGACGTGGTTAGTTTGGACAACGACGCGAAACCAATATCGGCGCCGCGGTTCATGGCGGCGGCTAGATACGGTTGCAGCGCGTCTACTAGTATGCGGTTCCAATTGCCCCGTTCTAATACGGCGACCGCGCGGGCAACGGTGTCGGGCGTTGGTGCGCCGTCCGCTAGGATTTGTTTAACGACCGCCGCCACCTGGTCGCGTAGCACGCCATCGACGCCTATAAGGAATTTTTCCAATAGTTCCGCGTTTACCAATTTTTCGGGCGCGGCCTTTGTTTGCACGCCCGCGCCGTCGGCCATCCATAGCCCCGATTGCGTCATGCATTTTTCGTGCGTTGCGCAACACGCGCGCACTGATTTAGTGTCCGCAATAGGCGCCGCCGCCGCCAACGTTGTCGGCGCGGGCGCAACGGGAACCGCGCCCAAAAACGCCGCGATTTCGGGCACGTCGTCGGCGGTGGCTAGCATCGGGGCGCCAGGCGGCGGGCCGCCTAACGGTTGCCCGTTTACTAGCAAACGGTCGGCCATCGGGTCGTCGGTAATGGGCGGAAACCCCGCACGTTCGCGGGCTTCGTTTGGCGTCAACCAACCGCCCGCTACCGCCACTTGCGTTTCCGATAGTTCTAGTTGGCGGTTCAGCGGTACGGGGTCGTCGTACGCCAACACCGCGTCGCCTTCGATTCCAAACATTGGTAAAAGCCGCTGGTTTAACGTTTCTTCGTCCATGCGGCACAATGGTAGTACCGTCATTTCGCGCCACGACGCAAACCCAACGGTAGCGCCCGACAAATTGGGGTCGTTGGCCTTTAGCATGCTAACGGGCACGCCAAACACCGCCGCGATTTCCTCTACAATTTCTTCGCGCCCCGCTAGGTCTTTAGGCGGAAACGACAACGGTTTGTAGTCGATGTCCGCGGTCGAAACCATAAACCGACCGTGCGACGACGTGCCGCGGAATTTGCCGCGTATCGATTTCTCGATTCGTTCGATTTCATCGGACGACGCGTTGCCCTTAATTGTAATTAATGCATCGGGCCTAGCGTTGTTTTGGAACATGGATAAATCCATAGCATGCAACGCAACGTTGGCTAGCGCGGCGCCGTACGCCGCCTCTAATTTGCCCATGCCGTAAAACAGGTCGCGCGGGTTTGGCCGTCGGAAATGCAACACTTCGTCGGTAGACAACGTGGTTTCGGATTCGCTGGCGCGCCCGTATTTGTAGCCTGATATGAACCGTTCCGCGTCGGGAATTACCTTTGTCCACTGCGGCGGCATCGGCCACAATTCCGTAGGTGTTCCTAACGGCCCAAATATAACATGCTGGTACGCGTTGCCCGTCAGTTCCTGCCAAATGACGCGTAGCACCGTCGCGTCGTACCCGTTGAACCACGGGTTAGCCGTAGCGAGCAACCTAAGTAGCGGGTGTTCGTCGGTCATTTCCTCAAAATCGGCGCCAAGTTCCGCGGCCTTGCGCATGACCAGCGGCGACGGATTGCGCGCGCCATCACCCCGTAGCCACGTCATAGATTTACGCGACGCGCGGCGCGTAGACCAATTGCGCCGCGTAACGTTTGACGACCGCACATACAACCGCAGCGGCGTCGATGCCACCGCGTTGGCGTTGATCGTAGCGGCCGCGTAAACCCATGAGTTATACATTTGCACGGCGCTGGCGCGGTCGAATGGTTGAACGTGCGCCGTGTTGTTTTTCAATTCAAACGAACGCGACGATGCTGCAATCCATGCGCGGGGATTAACGGCCTTTGATAGGGTGTCCCAAATCGTCATATTTAAATCACCTTAAAAACGAACGGACGGTGCCGCCGTTTCGCGGCGACGGCTAGTGCGATAGCGCACACGCCGTCGTCGTGTCCGATTGTGCCCTCATAGATTACCCGCCCTTGACTGTATCGGAATCCAAACGCGTCTAGTTCGGCGCGCAACCACCCGTCGGGGTAGCGGATTTCGCGAGATTGAATCGCCGACGCCAGCCCCTCCATTAGTTGCTGTTTACTGGCGCT